AGAAAAAGAACCCGAAAAAGCATTCGCCGGATTTACTCCGTTACAACGCAAAGAATTTAAAGTTTTACCTATCGAAGAAGCGTTGGCGCAGCTTTCCCAGGACACCGCAATTGGGCATGACATGAAAGCCCTTGGTTTCACTTCCCGTAAGGATATGTGGACCAAAGATGAAGCTACAGGAATTGTTACCTGGGTTCATCCTCTTGTTCGCGCTGCAGTTGAAGAAGTGTTTGATGCCATGAAAAAAGGTTATCAACCTCGAAATGTTGTTGCCGCTTGTCTGAAAGATGAGATTCGAGACGAACTTCGAGTTCGTCTTGGAAAGACGCGTTTGTTTTGCGTCGGCGGTTTTGCACATTTGGTTGTGACTGTTATGGTCATGGGTGATATTGTATCATTCATGAAAGAACATCTTGGAACTTCTGATGTCGCTATTGGTGTCAACCCCCATTCTAAGGATTGGACCATGCTCATACGAAAGTTGTTGCAGTTCCCCAACTTAGGAGGTGGTGATTTTAAGAATTACGATACGTCTATCGTTTCTGAATTTGCCTACCTTCTTTACCGTTGTATGCGACTTTATACCAATTGGTTCATTACTAATCCTATGTGGGACTGGTTTTTATACTGTGTTTGTATGTCTGCCGTTGCCCCTGTTATCGTTATTGGAACCGAAGCGTACCTCATGGATTGGATGAATTCCTCCGGAGGTTGGCTGACTGGTTTCATAAATTCTTTTGTTAACGTAGTTATTTTCAACTATTATTTTGAAAAAGTATGTCAAGAGAACTCCCTGGACCTTGTACGTCAAGAACATTTGGCTGCCTGGTTTTATGGAGATGATAACATCTGGAGCGTATCCAACATAGTAGCGCCGTTTTTTACCATGAAAAAACTTGGCGCCTTCATTTCCAAAAACTTCGGAATGGAATACACTACCGCGGAGAAGACAGAAATTAAAAATGACTTCGTTAATATAGACGACCTCGAATTTCTCTGCCGTAAATTTAAGAAGTGGCAAGATGGTGACATGTTATACCATGCTTAGCTTGCCGAGGATAGCATATCCCAAATGCTCCTTTGGCTGCGAAAGCCAAAACGTGGTGTTACCATAGAACAACAAATGGCTATAAACGTTGAACAAGCGTTAATGGAATACTACCACTACGGACAACAAAGATTTGAGCTCGAACGAAAAGAGCTCTATGATTACTCTACCCGATTTAATATCCCTTGGAAAGCAAAAGAGTTCGGAGACTATCATCGTCGGTTCGCCGACAATGCTCTCTATTGTTAATAACTTTCCTGTGGGGTTAGCCTTCCCCTTTCAAAAAGTCAAAAAGACCTCTAGCTCTAAGAGTAAATTGAGCACCTGGTGAGGACTTGCTTATTGCATGACCCGCGATTGATCCTGTATCTGCGCTCACCTATAATTCGCATTGGACCTGGTTTTCCGTGGGGACGGTCAAACCAGGGTATCTCTAATTCCCCGAAGAAAAATTAGAATTAGGCGCATTGCCCCAAACCCAAACTGAATCTGTTGGTCTTTTGACTGTTGACATTGAGGAACAAAAAGTTACCTCTCGCACTCCCGATTTTCCTAGTCCGGATAGTGTTAACCCTTATGTCACACAAACACCAACCCAAATACTTGAACGTGAATTTGAAGCTGCAGGCTTCACTCTTACCTCTACTACTGCTGAAACTTTTACTGTAATTCAGCCTCCATTTTTCACAGAGCAATCTTTTGTTGCTGCATGTGCCACTTTTCGTTATATAAAGTGGAAGAGTATGAGATGGCGCGTTCAAGGCCTCTGTTCACCGTTTGTTTACGGTTGGTATGGACTTACTTGTTTACCTAACAACATTCCTACTCGAACAGGACTTCTCTCTACTGATTATGGATTCTTGTCTCACTGTGACTCTGTCATTGTGGACATGTGTTCTGCTCATGAAACTGTTGTCACCACTCCGTGGTTGTACAACACTGAATGGTTAGATCTAGATCGACTCACTTACTCGGGCACAGGACCGTATGTTTGGCAAAACGTCCTGAACCTTAATGCTCTAAAGTTAATGTATACGTATCAAAATATGCATTCTTTAAGTTCTACTATCCCTGCTACCTACCAAGGTATTATTTTTTGTAAACTTGAAGGAGTCGAAGTTGCTGGTCCTCGGCAATATAGATTAATTCCTGCCCCCTCCTTGGCAGAGAAAAAGATTAAGGAAAAAGAAAAGAAAAAGGTGCAGTATCAGTCTGCCCTTTTAGGCGCTGCAGCAGCCGCTGCTGGTTCATACGCCTACAATCGAGTTGGGCCTACCATTGAAAAACAGGCCAACAAGTTGTTCGACAGCTCACTTGACAGTGCTGCAAGCACCGTTAGTGACTGGATATCTTCGTTTATGACCGAAGATGAACCTGAACCTGCTTCTCCCCTCGTCCAAGAGTCTGAAGCAGAATCCTCAAACGTTATCCCTAACGTTTATGGAAGTATGAACATCTCAAAAGCATCTAATGTTATGGGACAAGGAACCGCCACTATAGCGAAAGGAAAAGCTCGAAAACATTCGATTTTGCGTGAGTTACAAAAGCCGTCTCTCGTTTATGGTCTTGTACTTACTCCTACTACGACCTTTGAAACGTTGTTGTTGCCCACCCTTGCACGTAATTTACGACCTACCGGTTCTGATACCGACGAGTTACCAATGTGTTCGCGTTTGCGTTTTTTTTCTACAATGCACCGTTGGTGGCGAGGTAGTGTTAATTATCATTTTGTTCTTATCTCTTCACCTCTTGTTACTTGGAAGATGAAGTTCACTCTTGTTTATGGTGAGTATGCCGCCCCTGTGGCACCTCTCATCGGAGACGTTATTGGTGATGTAGTCACCATTAAGGGTACCACCGTACATGATATAACTATCCCGTTTTTGGCTACAAATCCTTGGATCCCTACTCAAAATGTAAATGCTGAAATTATCGATCCCGCTAATCAAGGTGGTGAGGTATTTCCTACGTTGTTCATACAAAAACTCGCTCCTCCTATCACCTCCGGTGATATAGCTCCTGTTTTACATATTCTCGTGTTCGAATCTGCTGGACATGATTTTCGTTTTGCTTCTCCTCAGGAAGCAAGACCAGTATCTAGTTCTGGTGTTGAGTATCAGATGCGTGTCGCTGACCTTAACAAGGCTCGTGCTCCTGCACAAGGTCTTGCAGGCTATGCTGATCGTTTTACTACTGATAATGTAATGACAGTCGAAGACTTGGCAAAGAAGTGGTCTATTCGTCCTACTCAAATATTGAGAGGCCCATGTCCCAATGCAACTGGTTTGGCAACCGCTTGTTATGATTTGTCCATCCTTGATGCTGTTAGTACCCTCTATTTTTATTGGAGGGGTCAGGTCAAGTTTAAGATGGCGATTGATCCAGCTGTTGCTGATGTGTTTCCTGAAGCTGCTACGTTAGTTTGTAAGATGTTTCCTGCCTATGCTGTACCATGTGCTTTTACTACTACTCCTGATGCGGAACGTTTTGCTGATGGATGTCATGTCATTTCAGGAGGGTTAACGCAGTGTCTTACTGTTACTATGCCTTTTACCTCTAATGCTGAGTACCTATCGACCTTGGACAATTTCGTCTCCACATCTGATTCTCTTCGGAGTTTAGGATCTGTTGGAGCTACAAACTATCAGTATCAGGCATTCATTTATACAGATGGATCGGATACTTCTTTTCCACTATCGTGGGTGGCAGTCGCAGCAGGCGAGGATTTCTCGTTTGCGTACCCCATGCCTCCACCATGTCAGAATTTTAGGTGGTACGATTCCCCTAATCCTGACCTACGGGTCCCAAAGCCCTTTAATTTGGAAAACCATTCCGCTGGTTTAGAACGTTCAACGTTGGTTCGCCCAACGGCTTCTGTGACGGAGACCTCGAAATTACTGAGACAAGATCCACCTTCTGGTGTGACACTTCATATTCGTTGAGAA